GGAAAGAAAGTAATGATTCAAGTAGCGTGGAATCTATTGAAAATCCGCGAAAGTGGAGAGTGGGAGAAGTACGGGCATAAGACTTTTCAGCAGTTCTGCCAGGAGGAGTTAGATATTTCCCAGAGCCAAGCGAGCAAACTAATCCAAGTGGCAGATTATTATCTTGAGAAATATACTCCCGAGCAGATTGGAGCCTGTGATTACGAGCGACTGTACGCCTCAACCAAGCTCCCAGGAACTCCTGAGGAAAATCTAAGTAAAGCACTCACTTGGAGCCGAGATGACTTCAAGAAGGAGAAGGCAGAAATAACTATCCACGAGCCAAAATGGATAACATACTGCGAAGTGTGCAAGCTCTCCCAAAGCAATCACCCTTAATGGAAAAGAAGTATCTCACCAGGAAGCCCCCTACAAGGCGCAAAATTGGCACAGGAGCCACGAAGAAGCGTGTAGTGGGGAAAGATGCACCTAAGAAGAAAAAGCCATGGAAATTCGTCAAAACAGCACTAGCCGAATGTGACTCTGCTTTCTCTAAAGAAATCATTGCAAGGGACGGACACTGTCTCTACCCTGGATGTTTCTCCGAGAATAATTTGACCTGCTCCCACTACATCGGGCGCGGGAACTGGAATACCCGCTTTGACCCACTAAACTGCATCACACTGTGTATCCGTCATCACTTTATGGATAGGAATACAGGCTATGAGTTCCAAAAGGCACGAGCAGAGAAGGAAGGGTGGAACGGGCAATACACCCTCTTTATGATGAACCTTTTAGGAGGTGAGGGTTGGTATGAGCTACTAGACCGCGCGGAAGGCAATAAGTCCCGCAAAGACTCAATCCTAGAAACCCAAAAGAAATACAACCTACGCCAACCAGACCCCCTTTTAGAGAAAGAATAGTTATACACAGTGGGTACTTGCACAAAACCTAACGGTAGGATATATTAAAGATGTAAGAGGTCATAACCACCACTTACCAAAACACCATGTTTACTCACACAGTCGTTCTACCAAAAGGCCCAACAAAAGGATTCAAGAGTCTCCAGGAAGCTACAGTATTCGCGGACAGTAAGATTGAGGTAATGGGACGTGCGTATCGTCTGGGTATGGTCAAGGTTTACGACAAGGACGGTAATCGTTCTCGGTAATATGGACAGAGTAATTGCAGGTATAGATTTTGGTGAGTCGGTTGATTTTATTCAAAGTCTGAACCACTGTGAACATATGTGTTCAGGGAATTGTCGTTGGGGTGGATGTAACTGCCGGTGTGGCGAATTTCACTGTGAACCGGAAGGGAAGTGTAGATACATAGATGAAGGTAATTGTCCCAACCATGAATAAGAACCCAGCAGCAGTAGCTCTTGGCTCAATCAAGACTGAGAAGAAAGCGGCAGCCTCTCGTTCAAATGGAAAGAAAGGCGGAAGACCAAAAGCAACCCAAGCCTGTAAGAATAAAGATGTATGACCGAGGAACCAACGAAGAACGAAATGATGGCAGGACTGACAGGTTTAGACCTCGCTACATTGCGAAGACACTGTGAGGAAATTGCAGGGCAGTGGAATGGAGACGAGAGCGGAACACAAGAGGAGGCTGCGACTTGCGCGAACGAAATCATTGAAAAGATAGACGAAATGCTCCCTCTTCTTGAAGAGCTTGGAAATTATTAACACCCCAAGAATAAAAGTAATTAAGTATGAAGAAACTAAAACAACTACTGCACGTAACGGAAAACACAGATGGAACGTGGCTACTCGCATGGACAAGACCAGACTTCCAGGGTGGAGAATCATTTGAAATATCAGAGCAGGACGCGGTAATTCTCTTGGGTGCGATAGATACTTGTTCAATACTTGAAAACCTTGAACGCAAGCTACTGGAAATCAGGCTAAACTAACCCTTAAAACTAATTAACTCTCTCTAGGTATGGAAAAAATCAAAACGTGGGTGTTGTATTGCGCGGAATATCCAGGCGGAATGATTTACCGCACCAGGCAAGATGCATTGGAAGACGCATCACAGATTCGTGAAAATGGGGACAGGTCATACGTGCGTGTGAAGTATTTTATGCCCGATGTTCTCAACAGTATTCCTGAGGCAGACTAACCAACCCTAACAACAATTCATCTGTATGGAAAACGAAGAAACAAAACTACGAAAGCTTTACGACCTTGACGATAACTGGATAGGTGTTGAGGTGGTAGAACGTATAACTAAAGCGCAAGCAGAATATCGCTACCCTGAGACATTCAAGAAAATGAAAGAGTACCCATAATATGGAAACAATACAAGAAATCATCAAAGAAGTACGAGAACAGTTTGACGAGCACGAATACGCTGAATCTGTGGTTCGACGTGCATTTGAAGTGGGCAAGCATGCCTTAGTAAAAGAAATTCTTGCCTACTTAAACGCAGAAGCACGGGACGGACTTCGCGGAGATGACTTTGCCAAGAGTGCCGTGAAATACCTTACGAATATGGCGGTGGATTTAGAAGAAGAATCTAACACCCCCTAGAGATACACATATTCTCTGCACATATGAGAAAACTAACCATAAACGACCTGGGAAAACCAATCACAGAAATATGGCCGTGCAGCGGAGGAAAGTGTATGTACACAAGCTTAAAAGACAAGATAGCGGGGAAAATACCCCGCTACTGCCTTACCCATTTCGAGATGATGACCAGAGAAGACGAAGAATAGCGTTGTCCCCAGAATTTCCCGAGAACACCTTTACAGAGAAATAATTGCGGTAAGATAGTAAGTAGAGTTCTTCGACAAAACACATCACACCTTTCACTCCCTATCTTTACGAAGGTAGGGTTAGCTAACCAAACTATTATGTCGATTCGCACTTCAGCATCTTCAGGAACTTGGTAGTTGAAACTCCTGCACCTACGGGTCGGGAGTGAAGGGTGAGGATGGAAATATTGGGTGTTTTTGGGGGAGTAGACGAGATTCTACGCAAGTACCAAGTCGGTTTAAAGTCATTATCACGGTTGAGCAGACTATAGCTCTTCGGGTTCAGCACCCCGTGAGGCTGATATGCGGACGCTTCCCCAAGTGCACCCAATAGAAATAAATAGAACGAGTGTAGATGGGGGTTGCGCCAAAAGAAATGCTAGGTTAGTCCACCAATGCTGGCCTCACTCCCTCGCCTTATATACGGCTTACAGGTATGGGAGTCCCCACCTGCACTCGTTCCTTCCCTAAGTAATAGGGTGGAGTTTCTTTAGGATGTGGGTTCGAATCCCACCCACTCGCAAGAGTGAAGTAGTTCAATCCCTCAAGGTAGAACACGCATGTGTCAGTGAATGGAAAGGGTGATAGGAGAAAATGAGGGAATGCCTATCGCCCCATGCTAAAGGAACTTCACCTAAGTACATAAAAACTCTATAGGGTTTAATTATAAATCTGCTAAGTAAAGTTTTCGCAGAATTATTTAATTAAAAAGGTTTGAATATACGGTCTTGGGGGTAAGGTCGGAGTGGCGAAATAAACACTCACACGGAATGGTTGCAACTGTTCGGTAACGTGGCAGACCTGGGTATCGGCCGATGTACACGGGCTTTTGAAGTGGAGAAACACCACACATGCCTATAAAGCTGACGGCCCCCAAGACCGTGCATTTAAGCAAACTTATTAAATATTATCTTGGTCATATGAAGAACTTCTTTAGCGAATGGGGCGGCCTACTTATTGTCTTGGCGATAGTCCTTGTGATTGTTGGTGCCATATCATTCAACGTCTGGAATTTCTTTACGTGTGTGAATGTGAAGCTTATGGACGCTCCTGCACGCTGTCTATTACTCGCAAATCCTGGCAAATAACCCCACCAGAACTACTTAATCCTATGGAGATACGATTCAAAGCAACACGTAAGAAGCACAATTCTGGTTTTACTGTCATTGAGAAATCAGGTGCACTCGGGTACGACCAAGATTCACACTCACCTGACGGAATTTGGCTGTACCCAAAGTCTGGTGAACGCATATTCATTGACTGCGATTTCAAGACAAAAGAGTTTATTCTCCATTTCAACGGGGACGACTTCCAGATAGCCAGATACTAACCACGCCACTCTCTATGAACAACTGCTCAGGATGTATACCAAATGACCGCGAAGGAACCCACCAGCTTGGGACGATAGAACACCCAGAAACCACAACCCCCAACCCTACTAATATGGAAGATACTACTTGGGAGGAAGATTGGAGACCACAATTCTATAACCGATGGTATCGGGGTAATGAGCAACACCCACACGTCATGTTTGCACACCACACCATGGAAGATATGCTGAAAGATATTGAGGGCATAGTAAAACAGGCAGAACAGCGTGGAGAAAGAAAGGGGCGTGAGAAACTTAGTTGGGAATTAATACACACTGTTGGAGCAGTTATTCCTATGAGTGGTGAGAGTGCCAATAACCCTGAGATTCTGGCGAGAGACATAAAAGAAATTCTTGATGAAGCCCTCACTCCCCATAATGGAGAGGAATAGTTGATATGAAAGAACCCTACTACCAAAAGTGCCCAGAATGCGACAATGACTTCTCTTGCTTTTTCCGACACGCTACGAAAGAACAAAAGGAGGGACTGATTGTGTTCGCTGCGAATGAGGGGTGGAAGGAGCAAGAAAACCTAATAAATAAGCCGTAAATAATTATTCTCAGATAATGAAACACCCGAATTGTATAGCGTGTGGAAAAGAAATAGCTGGCGTGGCATACGCTTCAATGAAAAAGAAAGGCTTTTTAGACGAACATTGTAATGACCGAGAAGAAAAAACTAACCGTAAGTGAGCGTCAGGCACGCTGGCGAGCACAAAACCTTGAACGCTCAAGGGAAATAAAGCGTGTGTGGCAAAACAATAGGCGTAATCCAGACAAAACACCTATAATTCCAATGTACAAAGACCAGCCAACACATTTCCAAAGCATAAAAGCAGTTCGAGATGCCGAGAGGAAAGAGAAAAGGCGTATTGCTAACGCGAATCGTGCTGTAAAAAAGCCAACAGAAGCATCTATCCGCGCAAAGAAAGATGTAAAACGGTGGCTAGCTCGCGACCAAGGACTTGATATAGACATGATTATCCCTAGTTTTATACCAAAAGGATATTGCCAGTCATTTGATTTCAGGACAATGAGTTACTACCTAGAGAGTGACAGGCGGTATAATAGAACTGTATCAACCTAACGAATCCCTATGGAAGATGAAGTAATTGTAGAGGAAGCAGTAGAAGCGGTGGTGGAGGAAACCCCAGAAGCTCCCGCAGAGGAAGTAGCGTAGGCCCAAATCCACGGTTAATGAGAAGAACCACCCGTACAAGGTGGCTTTCTCATATTCTCCTGAGAATAAATCCGCAATTTGCGCAGGATATTTTCACCCACGGCGAGACCATTACAGATTTTCGCCCGTACTGCTCTTCGGCCACCGCTTCGCATTCATTTTCGCGCTGTGCTCCTTGCGTTTTTCTTCGCTGGTATTCTCCCAGCGTTTCGCAAGAGCGTCAGCCAAGTGTTGCTTCAATGTTTTTTCTACGTTTTCCATTACATATTTACTATCTAGTACATTCTACACGCCTCAAAAATGCCCTGCATGGCCTCTAAAATAGTCCAGCTATACAATGCACCTGCTAGGCTATCTATTTTGTTGGTAGGCCGTCCCCATATCCATAGCGGGGGGAGGCTATAACCTGCTCTATCCCGTCCCCTAGCTGTGTGCTAAGGGAAAGGGAGGGGAGGCTATGCTTCGGGGGCTATCCAAGCGTCAAGACGTGTCTCAAATGCTACACGCTCCGCACGTTCTTTCCGTGTCTCTTTCATTGCGGATACGGCTATCCTGTCCCCGTTTATTTCGATAATAGTGTGGGCCATAGTTCTATAAGTTAGTTGTGTCTATATAATCGTGGCTGTCTGCCAGGGGTTTGCGTGTTTCGGTAGATAGTTGCATGGTGTTATACGTTTATATCCTTGTTATATGTGCTCATGGGCCTTCCGCGCTCGTAGCACAATACGCCCGCGCCACCTGCGCACCTTGCGTGTCCGCACTTGCCTACGTTGTTTTTTATGCGGGCAAGTATTTCCCATGCTTCTTTTCTCTCGCTTTGCATAGTTCTATAAGTTAGTTATTGTCTCTAAGTCGCGTACACGCTGTGCAACGCAAGCTCTCGCCAGCACAACACGACACACGCTCTACAATTTCGGCCTCTGTAATCCAATTTATTGCGCGTAATGCCTGCGCCGTTTCTTTTAGTATGCCTGTACCGTCCATATCGGTTTTAGTTATTCTCCAAAGTAAAAGCACCCTGCGTATGCTAGTAATGCGTCAATGTCCTCGCTTTGGAGTGGTAGACGTGTCCACGGCGTGCCCCAGTCCTGGTATTCGAGCTGTGCAGTCTCTGGTTCGCCGTAGTTGTCTAGGTTGCCTATGAGGCGCACTGCTGGGCCACCGGTGCACAACAGTATTTTATACTGTGTTGGCTTGCTAAAGTCTTCGTCTGCTGGTGCGTACCAGTCTCCGCGGACAGAGACTTCTAGGGGGTCTTGCGTAATAGCTGTGTACGCTTCGTCTGTGCCGTTTTCGTCTGCTAGCTCTTTTTTATATGCACTTACTAACTCGTGGATACTTGCTAGCTGTGCTTCTGCTTGTTCGCGTGCGTGGTCTTTTTCCATAACGGTTATAAGTTATTCGAGCGTCTAAACGCGCCCGTACCTATCCCCCAGCGAGTGAGGGACAGGACGGGGGTGTTAGATTTGTTTGTAATTTATGCCGTCTAGTTTGGCGTATTCTATTCGGCGCGAAAGTTCTTTTTCGGCGTCTGCCAACTCTTGAAAACCAGACCAGTAATACACCCGCCCATTTTGATACTCGCCCACTAAATACCCAGCGTTAACGGCGTCTATTTCTTTTAACTCTAAAATAGACTTACCACCACGGGTCTTATATTGTTTGATTGTTTTCATAGGTTAGATAGCTAGGCAAATAAACGCCCACAATGCACACACAAGCACCATAAGGACAAACGCGGGAAGATAAGACATATATTCTCTGGTCATATTTCCACGATTCGCACGCAATACCATTTCACGCTTACAAGCCAATTCAGCACGATTAAAGATATCCATAAGTCTATGCGCTCCACTCGGTTTTTAGGCCGTCCTCGTAAAGCTCAAAAAATCCCTTTCCTACTACTTGCGCCTTATGTGCAAGTGTTTTTGATAGGCGGATAGCTACCTCGCGTGCGTCCTTTAGGGATAGGCGCTCCGGTAGGTAAAAACCTGTATTTCTGCTATCAAATTTGAATACTTGGTATGTGTCCATAACGGTTGTATTTAATCAGTAGAACTAACTGCTACTGATACCAATACTTTATACCGTACACGTAAGGAAGTAAAGAGAAAACACACCCACATTTAATGAAACGGTGGGGATAGTCTGCAGCATAGATAAATACTAGCTGTAAAAATGTGTTCTAATTCGCGGGAAATACCTTTCAACCCCTTTAATGAAAGAGAGAGTAATACTTACTAGATAAGATATAGACAGGTGATAGAATACCTTTATATGGATAGAACTGAAGTTCACCTTGAAAGCAAAACGGTGTATGTAGACCCCGCTACGGATAACGAGGAAGAATATAAGCCGTCTAGAGCTCATTTGTGGAAGCCAGGACAGTCTGGAAACCCCGCAGGAAGAAAGCCAGGCCAATCACTTACTGAGTTCGCTAGGGGATACTTCTATGACATGACCTTAGAAGAAAAAAAGGCCTATATTCAGGCTGTAGAGGCTAAAAGACCAGGCTTTATGCTCGAAATAGCAGAAGGAAAAGCCCGTGAGAATAAGCACATCAGTATATCCGCGCCTACACCCATACTTGGCGGGGCTACCAACACCCTCACACTAGAAGAAACCAAGCAAATACAAGGGGAAATAGCTAAAGACGTACTAGACTAACTGTCGTACAACACATATTGTGCGCACATATATGCCCGTGTGGAGCCTCCTGGGGGGTGTATACGTGGCTAGGGGTGGGGTATGGTGTAGTAAGTAGGCCGTATCGTAGACCCCTCCCCCCGTGTCCCATTTCTTTTGGGGTTGGATGTATAGACGGGAACTACACACAAATTTTTCCCTTTTTCACAAATATTACACCACACTGTGTCATAATAAAGTTCTTTTCTCCCTATGAGAAGTTTTTACTTTTGACGTACCTAAGCCATATAATCTGCCCTTGACAGATTTGGGCCTTGAAAAACACCCGATTTGTCAAGCGTGCTACTATTATCTGTATGGAAACAATGACTATGTTCGTAGCGTTCTACGCCTTCTTTATTCATTGGGCACTTATAGGATTAGTTATTTGGGCGTTGAAACAATAGATGCACTACATTAAGACTACGGCGGTAGATAAAATAATGTCTCTGCGAAAGAGACTACGAATCCTTCAGGGGGGTAGTTCCGCAGGAAAGACTATTGCGATGCTTCTTATCCTTATAGACAGGTGTCAGTCTGAGAAAGGTAAGTTGTTTTCCGTCGTTTCTGAGACTCTTCCTCACCTAAAGAAAGGAGCTATCCGAGACTTCCTGAACATCATGGAAGGACACGGCTATTACAACGATGCTAACTGGAACAGGACTGATTATATCTATACCTTTGAGACAGGCTCTAAATTAGAATTTTTCTCCGCCGATTCTCCAGATAAAGTGCGTGGCCCACGACGTGATGTGTTGTTCATTAACGAGGCAAACAATATCTCCTATGAGACCTATACCCAGCTTGCTATTCGTACCAATGAGGACATTTACCTAGACTACAACCCTGTTGCTGAGTTCTGGGTACACGATGAGATTGTAAATAATATAGACCGAAACACAGGAGATAACATCGTAGACCACGATTTCTTGATTCTCACCTACAAAGACAATGAGGCATTACCCGAGAATATCGTTAAAGACCTGGAATCCCGAATGAACAAGCCAGGGTGGTGGAAGGTATATGGGGAAGGTCAGCTTGGAGAGGCAGAGGGGGTTATTTACCCAAGGTGGAAGCAGATTGACGGTGTTCCTGAAGGCGCGAGACTTGAGCGGTACGGCCTAGACTTCGGCTACTCTAACGACCCCACAGCAATTGTGGCTATCTATTACTACAATCAGGGCTATATCCTAGACGAAATCCTCTTCCAGAAGGGACTTTCTAACAAGCAGATAGCTGATACTATCCTCGCGCAAGACAAACAGGCTCTTGTTATAGCGGATGCAGCAGAACCTAAGTCCATAGATGAAATCCGAAGCTATGGAATCAACATCCAGCCAGCTGTAAAGGGGCAAGGTTCTGTCCTACAGGGTATTCAGATAGTCCAAGACCAGGATATTTCTATCACCAAGCGCAGTACCAACGGAATCAAGGCGAACAAGAACTATGTCTGGGATACCGATGTAAACGGAAAGCCACTGAACTCTCCTGACCACTTCTGGTCTGACTTCTGTGATGCCGTCAGATACGGTATGACCTCACTTGTCTCACTTAAAACCCGTATGGAGATGGTAAATCGTATGCCTAAAGGTCTTAAAAAGGAACGAAAGAACCCTGCTAGATAGAAAATGGTATAATAGTGCTAACTATGATAAAAAAGAAAACTGTAAAGGAACCTGAAGTGAAGCTGAACGGTATGGGTCGCCCGATAAAAGAACCTGAAATTGAGCTAGAACCTGAACAACCACTCTACTCAATCTCTATTACTATTGGAGATACTACTCTTGAAGGGCAGGGTAAGACCGCACACGAAGCACTGGCCTCTATAAAGCCACCAGTGAAGATAACTACTAAGACATACATATCCCTAAGTGACGGGATTCACAGAAAGGAGCTTATGTTTATGCCTGACCAAGCTAAAAAACTGTTTCATCCTCATGCGCAGTACCTCTTCGCGAGAAACTTCGCCTTTTTACTTAAATGAGCCCACACAATCTCGCCGCTACGCCTGTTCGTTTCAAAAACGGCTACAGAATAGTCGAAGTAGACACCAAGAAAGCAAACTACAGAGGTATCTCGTGGCGGAATTTGGGTGGTTTCGGGAAACGCAAGTTTGAAAACCTTATTGTAATGCTTGATACCAGCGAACAAGTAAAAATTATCTATATATGACCCACTATAACGACATTTTCCAGTACATAGAGGGTCAAGAGAACGACTACAAGAACACACAGGGCATTCCCCTCCCTGGTGGGTGGTTTTGGTCAATGAAAGAGCACCTGGAGACATCTTTCCTATACATTCACAGCCAACTAAAGACTGGAAAGAGCGATTTCAAGCCTGTTAAGAACATCATTCGCCCAATTCTCAACCTCCAACACCGCACCGAGGACATTGAGGTAAAGGATGTACAGATTTATGTAAACGACCCTGAGAAGTACCACCTCTCATTCCTGGTGAAGAAGTATCACGATGATGTGTTCGTGGTGGAGAACGATATGGATACGTTCTTTGACGAGCTCAACGTATCACGTATTGACTACGGCGCAGGACTCTCAAAGCAACTGAACCGCCCAGCACCAGAGGTAGTACCCCTGCAATCTATAGCGTTCTGTGACCAGACAGACATGCTTTCTGGCCCAATCGGAATAAAGCACTACTACTCTCCAGACCAACTAAAGGATATGGAGGCTGTAGGGTGGGGCAAGACCGAGAACGGGGCTACTCTAAGCGTAGATGGACTGATTGCGCTCTCTAAGGAAGAGAAGAAAGACCCGTCTAATACAGAAGGGAACGCAACTAAGACCCCAGGCCGATACATTGAAGTGTATGAAGTACACGGAAATCTCCCTGCCAACTACGCAGACCCAGAGGCTTCTCCAACCGACTACGAGACTCGTATCTTTATTGTCGCTTTCTACCAGAAGAAAGACTCGCTCGATAAGGGTGGGGTGATTCTGTACACGGCAAAAGAGACAGAGAGCCCATTCAAAGTAATCAAGCGCGACCCTGTGTATGGGCGTGCTCTTGGTTTTGGTGGCGCGGAGGAGCTATTTGAAGCTCAGGTATGGACTACCTACGACATGATTCGCAAGCAGAACATGCTTGACGCTGCTGCCGTGACGATTCTTCTCACTAACGACCCAGCAATCGCTTCTAAGAACAACATCCGTGACCTGGATAACCTAGATATCATTGACGAGGCAGTTGGTGGAAATACACGACAACTCGATACGTTCCCACGAAATATGCAGTTGTTCGATAAGTCTCTGAACGATTGGGAGGTACACGCACAGCAAATGGGCGCAGCTACCGAGGCAGTCATGGGAGACAGCCCAGCAGCGGGAACACCATTCAAGCTACAGCAACAGGTCATCGCACAGGGTCTAGGACTTCACGAGTACCGCCGTGGTCAGTATGCAAAGCACCTGGAAGAAATCTATAACGACTGGATTATCCCTCACATTGAGAAGAAGATTTGCGAAGGTGCAACATTCCTTTCAGAGCTTTCCCTAGAGGAAATGCAGTACGTGGTTGATTCGCTTGTCACTAACATGGCTAACCAGAAGGTCATTGAAATGGTAATTGCGGGAGAAGAAGTAACGCCAGAGATAGTAGATACCTTCAAGGAGCTGGTACGCTCTGAGTTCAAAAAGAAGGGAAACAAACACTTTATTGAGATTCTCAAGGGAGAGTTCAAGGGGAATAAACTCAAGGTAAAGGTATCTATCAAGGGTAAGAGTAAGGACCTCGGAGCCAAGACAGATGGACTTGTTAATGTGTTCCGTCAGATTATCGCCAACCCTGCGGTACTCCAAATCCCTGCGATTTCAAAAATATTTAACGATATTATAGAATCATCTGGCCTAGACCCTGTTGATTTCACAGGTATAACAACACAACAGGTTCGGGAGGCAACCCCGCAACAAGCCCAATCTGGCACAGAACAAAAAGCGTTCACACAGCCTGGGTTATCCGCTCAGCCACAGAATGCGGGAGTAACATAGCTTTATGTCTAAAAAGGGAGTAAAACCAAAGAACTTTGAAATGGCGCAACAACTTGCCTGGAAAGCCAATACTGGAAGAGTAGCGTCTAAAGAAACTAGAGAGAAGATGAGCCAGACAAGAAAGGGTCTTCTGGTCGGTAGAAAGGCTACACAAGAGACCAGGGATAAACTTAGTGCTGCCCGTAAAAGATTCTACGAAAACGGTGGCGTACACCCAAAAGGAATGGGTGGTAAGAAAATGGGTGAGTCTACTCGTAGAAAGATGAGCGAGTCCCACAAGGGTGAACTTGGCTCTGGTTGGAAGGGAGGAGTAACGCCAGAGAACGCAAGAATAAGACGAAATATAGACTACCGTCTCTGGCGCGAAGCAGTCTTCGCTAGAGACAACTGGACGTGTGTCTCATGTGAAAAACGTGGGTGTATTCTCAACGCAGACCATATCAAACCGTTCGCGCTATTTCCCGAACTACGCTTCGCAATAGACAATGGACGGACACTCTGTGTGTCATGCCACCGTGAAGTAACTGTCCAGCAACATAAAGACGGTCTATTTATTCGTTTACAACCACAGAAAGCCTAACGTATGGATAAAATTCTAAGCACACTAGCAGATAACCCAGCTCTCACCGAGGCAGTCCGTAAGGCAATCGAGAAACATTTTTCTCTTGAGAATATGGACACCAGTCTCCCGAACGCAGAACTTGGGGAACTTGTGCGTGCCAGGGTAGAGGGAATGAAAATGATTGACCTTGCTTTCAAGGAAATCGCACGAAACAAATCTATACCAGACCCAGTAAGCCGTGTAAATGAAGCACGCTAGACTTACTGACAAACGAAAATGGTATAATACTAACGATTAACAAACACTTATGACCCTAAAAACATTCCTACCTCTTGTACCCGCTCTAGCCGTTGCAGTCATCCTGGCCGCGTTCTTTGCCCTTTCGCTATCAACACAGGTGGCAAAGGGAAGCGTGCCCGACACGAACGAGTACAACGCAACCACCACATACGCTCTCTCTGTAGCAGAAAGAACCCTTAAAACAGGTCGTGGTTCACTAGCGCAGGTGACAATCACTGGGGACAATACGGGTCTAATGACTTTCTACAACGCTACCACGAGTAACGTGAACCTCCGAACAGGCCAAAAGGCAACGTCTACAATCATTATTGCGGACTTCCCAGCTTCCACTCCAGAAGGAACCTACACCTTCGATGCTCTTTACACAGACGGACTCCTTGTGGTCACTTCGGGCGCACCAGCCACAAGTACCATTACTTGGAGATAATAAACACTATATGTCACTTACAAAAGCAAAGATGGGTGCGAACAAGGGTTCACTCAAGGCACAGCTAGAGCAGGAGGAGGCTGAGCTACAGGCGGAACTAGATGCAGTAGCAAAAGATAAGGTGCGTGCTTCCAAGAAGGAAGAAAAGAAGAAATAACAAACTAACTATGAAAACATCACTATCAGTCGTCGCTCTTATCCTTGCAGCATCAGCTCTTGGATTTGCAGTATTCGGGGGGGAGACATATGCACCACTCGGTGCAGCGGCAGGGCCAGACGTAACTAGCCGAACGTTCTTCTTCGACGATGCAATTATCGGTGGCCCGAACAATGCAACATCATCTGTAGGAACGGCTACATATACAGCAGCCCAGATTATCAACAACAAGATAATCACACACACCGCTGCTTCTGCTCTCACAGCAACATTCCCAGCTTCAACTACACTTGGTGCTCTTGTACCAAAGGCGGGTGATACTGCAACACGTTATATCTTGCCTGTAACGACTGGTATTACTTTTGCTGGAGGAACAGGTAGCGACCTAAACACAGCTTCCTCAACGAAGTTCTGTGTTCAAGGGCAGGTATGTCGTTTTGACTTTGTTAGAAAGGCAAACTCAGACATCGAAATCCTCATGACTTCAAGTTCGGGTAACTAGCACACACGGTTCTCAGTCCGTTCAAAATTGACTGAATACGAGTCCTCAACCTCTAAAGTTGAATTACACACCACGGTTTCAGTCCCCTTAACTGAATAACATTCCTTCTCATTTATGGACGAAAATGAAATAGCTCTCGACGAAGCCCTAGAAGACCTTGATGAAAATGAAGAGTCTGACGAGGATAACGACGAAGCACCCAAGCAGACGGAGAAACCAAAAGAGACTCCAGAAGCAAAAAAGGCACGATTGGAACGCGAACTCAAGCAACTAAACAAGAAGCTTGGTATCAAAGAACCAAAAGAAAGTGCTCGACCTGAACCTAAAACTCAGAACACAGACGGACTAGACGAAACGCAACTAGACTACCTTGACCTTAAGGGAATCAGCGAAGACGAGGACATCAGTATCATTGAACGGCACGTAAAGAGAACAGGTGAAACTGTCCGACAAGCTCTCAAAGACGACTATGTTCAGTCCAAGCTAGAGGCCAACAAGCTCGCAAGGGCAGTCAAAGACGCGACGCCAAGCTCGACAAAGCGTAGCGGAAATCAGCAAAGTGAAGCCTCATCTATTATCTCTAAGTTTGAAGCAACAGGCGTAATGCCTGAAGACTTCGCCTCACGAGAAGTGATTGTGGATTACCTTGTAAAGAAAGATAGAAGCAACGCCCCGTCTTGGCACAAGTAGTCTAGTTAGTCTGATTACCTAACCATTCAGACAAACTACAGTGGCTAACACTTACATCTATCAGGCCGTGTGGGACACCAGTCTCGCAAAGCGCCTCGACAAGCCCCAGAACTGGAAGGAAGTAAACGAGGTTGTCTACACTGACACCCAGACTTACAACTTCCCTCTTGTTTCTACCTCAAACGAGCCAGCAGTAGCTACCCTCACCAACACGGCTGCGGGACGTTCTACACTCTCAAACGTCATTCCGTTCATTGACGTAACCGAAACCAACCAGACTCTCTCAATCGTAACTGCTGAGATTGACTCCGTATACATTGACTACGCTGACCAGGCACAGTCAAACTACGCGAAGATTTCAGCCATGGGTGAGCTTCTTGGTAAGAAGATGGGCGAGCGAACTGAGGCTATCTCACTCGCAAACCACGCAAACTGGACAGACTTTGGTGACACAGGAGCAGGAGTTCTCGGACTCTCTTCTAACGACATCACTGTTTCTGCAACCAACATTGACGACATCATTCGTGGTGTTGATGAGCAAATCATCGCCGCTAACGGCTTTGACCTCGGCAAAGAGAACGGTAAGTTCTTCATCTGGAAGCCATCGGAGTGGACTTTCTTGGTTCAGTTCATGCAGGCCAACGGCTTCAACATGGCTGACATGGCCCTCAAGGATGGTGGAAAGATTGGTGTAGATTACATGGGCTTCACTCACTACGTTTCAACTCAGCACGCTTCTGGTGGTCACACTATGGCTGGCGTGAAGAACGTACAGAAGCTCGGTATTCTCAAGTCTACCTACGGAAAGACCTACGTGAACGAGATGCCAGCATCTTCAACCGCAGGTTCTCTCTCAGGTACTCAGATTCACACTCGTCTAGACTACGGACTCTTGGTTCCAACCAACTTGCTCCCGACAATCTTCGACGTAAACACGGCATAGTTTCTTGTCATCTCTGCTCATATTCTCTGAGAATGTGAGCGGGATATGGCAAAAAACCAACCAAACGAAATACGAGTAGTAATCGGTGTTCCAGCCACCGAGATGATGAAAGCTAAGACGGCTCACGCCCTTGGCACTCTTATGCTACATAGTGCAGATAAGATTATAGACTTCCTCCTTATCCAGAGTTGTGACATCGCCTCGTCCCGAATGTGGCTTGCAAAACAAGCAGTAGAGAAAGGAGCGACACACCTCCTATTCATAGACAGCGATATGTTGTTCCCGAACGACGTACTAGAACAACTACTCGCGCGAGACAAAGACGTAATCGGCGTGGAATACAACAAACGTAAGTTCCCGCTAGAAACTGTTACTGCCTACATGTCTGACGTAGAGAAGTCTGAGGTAGACCCATTCAAAGTGGGTATCGCAGGGACGGGTATCATGCTCATAAAGACTGACGTATTCAAGAACCCGAACATGAGCCCTAACTGGTTCTCCTTTGGACGAAATGCAGAAGGAAAGAACGTCATTGGGGAGGACGGGTGGTTCTGTAACACAGCCCGTGAAGCAGGGTACGACATCTGGGTAGACCCTTTTATTAAAGTTGCTCATTTGGGCGAGTACCCTTTCTGAACACTATGATTACCAACACCTTCGTAAGCAGAGTAAGGGAGAGCAAGACCGTTGTGGTGACGGTGCTCTCCCGCACCCTGTTTGTGAATAACATCTAACCTATGGTATTTAGCGACTCATCAACAAAACAAGGTATCGTAGAACAAACCCGCTCGCTCATGCGGGTAGATAGCTCACAGTGGCCTACGGCTAAGATTGTAGCCTCAGTGAACAACCACCACGACCTCGTGACGGGCTACGCCATAGGAGCAGATAGAACCTTCCAGTGGGACGACACCAATCACACGAAACTCCCAGAAGGAACGGCACAGCTCACTATCAATGTATCGGACTACTCATTCCTCACCGATGAGCAGGGCAACGCTATCGTGTCCCTCTTAGGGGTATCCCGCCTTGATTCGACGACCAACAAGTACGTGGCACTTGACGAAGTAGACCGCTCTCAGGTAGATACAGGATACTTTGGAACCACCAGTGGAACTCCTACTGCATACGACAAGATTGCAGACAACATCATTCGCCTTGATTACCTACCTCCTGCAACAGTTGCCTCTGGTCTAAAGTTCTTCTTTCAACGCACAGGCTCATACTTCACGGCCTCGGACACTACCAAGTCTCCAGGGGTATCCCCGCTCCTTCACCGAGGCTACGTAATCGCAGCTGCGTATGACGGAGCACTAACTCTTGGACTCCCTAACTTAAATGCTCTCGGTATCGAGATGCAACGAGAGACAAAGAAAATGGAGACCTACTTCGCGCAAGACCGTCACCGCGACCAGAGAAATAGTGCCAGCGTTAAGCCAATAACCTTCAGGTAATATGGCTATCGTAAACGTATCAAAGCCAGCAAGTCCTTCATTCGCCAACACGGCGAGGGTATCTGATTCAGAGTTCTGGAATACTATGACCTCGATTTGGAGTGCAGAACTACGAACATGGCAGGAGACTATCTCCACCATGGATAGTGTTACCCGACCTACTGCGTCTATTACTAACACAGCTAAACCTTCCTAGTTATGGCTACTATTGTCACAATCGGAGCTTCTGACGTTATCGCAAACTCACGAGCTGACCTAAATACAAACTTCGCTAACCTCAACTCTGACAAGATTGAGACATCTGTGATAGATACAGATAGTGCACTTGCAGCCAATAGTGACTCTAAAATCCCTTCCCAGAAGGCGGTGAAGGCGTATGTGGATGCTGGCGGTAACCCCTTCGTTGTAGAGACTACGACAGGGACTACACACTCACTAGTGACTGTTGCTGGTCAGAGGGTTGTTGTGTGGGCAAAGGGTTGGCTTTCTGCTGATGTAAACAGCCAATCTGTTACTTTGAAATACAACTCTGTAACAAAAGACACAATCACGATTGACGAGTCGGATACGGCGGGTGGCAAGATACCATTTTCACTCATGTACACTGAAACACCAGGAGCGGCGACGCATAACATAACTGTGGAAACAACTGGTGGGACACTCAATAATGTGGTAATAATCGTCTTCAAAATAAATGTCTAAGACCGTAACAGTCAAAGTAACAGACTTCAATGGGGGAATCTCTGATGATGTCCGTGTGCCTAGTGCAAATGCTTTTAGCATTTCCAAGCACTTCGACATCTTTACAAACCCTTCCAAGATGACACCATATCGTTCACTGGAGGCAGACCACGCGACCTCTGTATCTGCGACGGACCTGAAGCAATACATTGTACGTGATTTTGTCTACCCAACAGGTTCAGGAAAACTCTATGGACTGGGACAGACAGGCGCAGGACTCACTAAGATTCTTCAAAAGGCGGTAGCAGAGTCAGGTTTGTGGACTACTCCTGCTTCAAGTGAGGGTAACGGCGCAGTACAGAATGGCTGTCTCGTAGAGTATAAGGACTATCTCTGGGGCTTCCAGGGAACTACACAGGTCTTTAAGTGGGGACTTTTGTCTGGTACACCAAGCATTACAAACTCGGCGGGTACAGTAGGAACTATCACTTCCGTAGCTCAGGGAGTTATCGCTAAAGATGACAACCTCTATTTGCCATACAACAACAAGATTGCTCGCGTAACAAGTGGAGGGACAGTAACAGATGCGGTGCTTACCCTCCCAACAAACTTTAAGATAACGAGTATCTGTAACTTCGGTAATTATCTTGCCATTGGTTGTGCGCCGATTTCAACATTCAATGGAAACTCTAAGACCTTCCTCTGGAACCTAACCTCACCTGACGTTACTGAGTCTATTGACTGGGGAGAGGGAGAAATCCGTGTTCTAGAAACGGTGGAGGGTCTACTCATTGGTGTGACAGACCGCTATTTGAACAACTCCGTAGGAGCAGGACGTGGTTCAATGATTGTTCAGGCATACTCGGGAGGCTCACCACAGGTCATTAAGGAGGTTTTCACCCAGGCACTTGTAGGTAAAACTATGCCTATTGCTAAGGCAACGAAGAACAATCGTCTGTTCTTTGCAGCTAAGATAATGACCAACAGCGCGGGAACGGAATACAACGAAGGTCTCTGGAGCTTCGGCAGAAAGAATAGTAACTACCCATACTCACTCACCCTTGATGTGATTGATGAGAATATAGACACAGACGGTATCCAGGGGTTTGGAACGGCTGCTAACTACTTCTTTATCGCCCACTCTAATGACGGGTCGGTAGACAAAACAAACGACGCAGCCACGTATGCATTCACAAGCATCTACGAGTCCCAGGTACTAGACTTTGATGATGCTTTCTCCGATAAAACCCTACAGAAACTAAAGGTAGCCTTCCGTAAGTTAGCTGCGGGTGAGGCAGTGACCGCAAAATATCGTGTAGACGGGGCAACTTCGTGGACTACGATAGGTACAGCTTCAACCGATGACGACTTGTCACATACATTCCTAAACATAGAATCTACTGGAGCTGAGTTTGCCAGTGGAAAGGAATATGAGTTTAGGCTAGAAAGCACAGGAGGGGCTGAGATACTCGGTTTTGAGGCAGAAGCGAGAATAAATGACGCTGTATGAGCCCACAGGAACTAGCAGACCAGATAGCTAAACTCAGGCGCGACCTAGAGGGTCTTACTCAAGCGTACTACTCAAACAACTTCTCGTCTCACCAGGACTTTAACAAGGAGTGTCATTTTAACTACCGATTAAAAGTACCAAACTACGCAGCCCTGCCAACCACTTGTGAAGTAGGAGAGATTATTGAGTACACAGGAAAACTGTATGTCTGTTCATCGGCTGATGCGTGGACAATCGTGGGGACTCAGTCGTAAATGGTATAATAATCACAACACTATAATGGCAAGCGCAACCCAAATTACCAAGACGTCAGAGGGAACCTTTAAGACCAGAGTGGGTAGCCGTCTCGGTAAATCTGGCTCTAACACATCTGTAAGTGGGGACCCAAATATCGTCCTTTCGGGGCAGAAGTTTGGCGCCGACGGAATGGCCCAAGGTGCGCCAAATACTACCTATTACTCAGGCAACAAAAAGGTAAGTAAGGATGTATACGAGGCCAATAGTCTTGCTGCGGGCACTAAGACTATCAACTCGTCTTTGTTGAGCCCAACATCAAGTATCGGAATACCATCTCCTTCCCCAACTTCAACCACAGGCACTAATGCCATGACTATGTTAGCGGGAACCGCAGCAGGTGCGGCACTGAACGCTGATGCCAGTAAGATAGAACAAACCACCCCGACAGCAGTCCCTACAGACCTACAGACTCGCCTCAATGCGATGCTTGATATTAAGCGTCCAAAGACAGAGGATATATACAAGAAGACTCTTAAAGAGACGGGAGTAAATGAGAAGCAAGCCCTAGTAAATACCTACACAGGACAACTAAACGCTATTGTGGCTAAATCCCAAGCAGACAAGCTCGCTCTCACGGGCACAGGCCGTGGTATTCCAGAGGTAATCATTGGTGGACAGCAAGCCCAAATAGACAAAGAAGCAGCTATTCAGTCGCTCCCAATCGCAGCCCAGCTCTCCGCAGCTCAGGGAGACCTTGCTATGGCTAAAGACCAGATGAACACCTTGTTCACAATCCGCTCACAGGACGCAAAGGCTGACTACGACTTCAAGGTGAAAATGGTAGACACAGTATTTAACTACGCAGACAAGCAACAGCAGATTGCCCTAGAGGACAAGAGAACTAAGGAGTCCCAGGCGTTCCAGATGAAGACGAATAGCCTAAACTACGCACAGTCTCTCGCCACCGCAGCTATCAACAACGGACAATCAAGTACCGCAGCAGCTCTTATGCGTCTTGACCCGAAAGACCCTAACTATGCCTCAAACATCGCAAGCCTAGCTCAGAATATTCAGGTAGCTCAGAAGGGTAGTTCATCTGGTTCAACAGGTATTGGTCAGCCTGAAACTCAGGCCCTTCTTGGGGTCGGGTACACTATGGCTAATATCCAAAACATAGCTCAGGGTGTTCAGCAGTACGGGTTCCCCGCAGTGTACGCAACTCAGGCAAAGGACGGAGCAACCAAAGAACAGCTCGCTACTCTTGAGAAGACATACGGTATCGCTCCAAAGAGAAACTGGAACGACATAAACTCGGCAGTTACCGTCAAATTCGCAGCCGATACTCTAAAGAGTTCATACACCACTAATCAACTTGAAAAGCTCGCAAAGGATTACGGATTCGGTGGTCTGTTCGGAACGGGAGAGAAAGAGATAGACAAGTTCCTCTCTTCAGAGAAAGCTAGGGAGTATTATGTTGCACAACTTGTAGCACAAGAAAAGGCAGCAGGACGACTACTTCAGTAATATGGCGTATGTCTCTAACCTAAACAAGAAAGGGACTGAGACTGGGTACGTCTCAAATCTTTCTACCAAAACCCAGAAGAAGACAAACCCGTACAATGCTGACATTGCGGGTCTTCTGGCTCCTGGTTTCGGACAAGCACCCAGTACTCGTGTTGCCAACTCAACTTCAGCAACACCCACAGGCGCACCCGACCTGGGGAAGTTCGCTGCTAGTGTTGGTCAGGCATTTGTCGCTGGTGGAGCACGAGCAGGTGTATCTCTTGAGAGAGCGTTGCCCAATATCCCTGGTATTAAAAAGTCGGAGCTGCCGTTGCCTCTTAACGAGGATGGTCAATACCAGCCATTCGGAGCTGCACGTTATGCGTTTGGGGATAAACCGATTGGGACTATTGAAGAATACGGAAAAGAGATTAAGACTACGCTGAACTCGTTTGGCATAAAAACAGCAGACAACCAGATTGCGATTCTAGGGCTTGGGGTTCTGGGCGTTGGGGCAGACATCTCTAACCCCTTCAGTAGTGGTGGTAAGAACTTTACGAAACTCGTAGACGACCTTGCCAAATCAAAGAACACTGAGAGCTTGCTTGTTGGTGCGGGTATTGACGCTGACATAGCCAAAAGCGCAGCTACAAAGTTTGATGCGCTTGGTATTGCAGATAAGGCAGAGATTGAGAGTGGCCTTATAGCTATTGAGAAGCTACAGAACTCCAGCAAAAGCATGGATGCTGTTCCTCCACCAACGATTAAGTTCTCGGAGAATATAAATGACCTAAGTTCGCAGATAGTATCTACTTACCCGCACATACCAGGGGCGGGGGCTGACTTAATCGCTGAAGACGCTATCACGCTCGTTCGTGAGGGAGGCTTTACGCCAGAACAAGCACTTACTGCTGTTGCAAAGAGAGCAGAACAAGTACCAACACAGTTACCAGAGTTACCGCTTCCGCCAAAGGTAAAGAACCTTCCGACACAGCGCACTACTACAGGTAGACAAACAAAGCAGGTAATCAACACAAATACAAAAGCCCCTAAGTCTGCACCAATAACAAAGACCGAGAAGACTCTATTAAAGAACCAGCTCAAGGCTGAGGTTCGTGGTTCTCGTGCAGGGTACAAGAAGGGGTACAGCGAGGCGAAGGAGTCTATCACCAACCAGCTCAGGAATACTTTTGGTACTAAATTAGGTGAAGTAAAACGTGGTGCAGAACTATCCGCCCTCAGGGCCAAGATAGTAACACGAGATGCAGACCGTGTTCGTGGAGAGATTGTGGACTTCGTGAAGAATAGTATTCCGAAAGCAGAGCAAGGGAAGTTCCTCGTTACCGTAAAGAACGCGAAGACCCAGAAAGACCTCATCAAGGCCTTCACCCGTATAGACGCGCGAGCCAGCGAGATAAACCTACGAGATGCCATCACCGACCTAAAAGAATCAGCAGAGAAACTCTCTGAGAGCACCTCTGTGTCTGCCGACTATCGCAACAAGATAAAGGACATCATCAACAATTACGAGCTGTCAGGACACTCAAACGCAACCATAGCCAAGCTAGAGGCTACTCAGGCGTACCTAAAGCGAATGGAGGACGCAGGAGAAGACGTAGAGATGCCACAGAGAATCCTAGAGAAGTTGAAAATCCTAGGCAGAACTCCCAAGGAGAACCTAACTCTCGCTATGGTTCAACGTATGAAAGCTGAAATAGAACTACTCGGCCAGCTGGGTAAGACTAAGTGGAAGACAAAGCAAGCTCTATATGAGGGTGAGAAGGCACTCCGTAAAGAGGAGCTTCTAAACACAGCCACCCCAATCAGCTCCAAGGTCTACACGAGAGAGATAGGTACGAAGCCTAAGGCGTGGACACAGAGATACATTACTCTTAGGAACTTCGCAGCAAAGAGCCGTCTTGGTCTGCGCCCTATTGATGGCTTTGCTGAAATCACGGGGATGACTCCAATGAAGCAGACCCTGGATGCCAGTCACGGAGCATACCTAAACCGCATTGTCCCTGGGGTTGAAGACTTCAAGAAACTTGAGGCAGATATGCTTGAGTTCGGCAGCAAGCTCTCACAAGAAAGTAGGGAGCGTGTTGGTGTGTACGGCCACAGACTCCAAACGGACGGGTACGAGAAGCTCGCAAACCTCGGAATCACCAGAGCACAGGCCGATGCGATAGTCCTCACCGCAGAAGAAAAGAGTTTCTACGACTCCATTCAGACATTTAATGAGGCTACCTACGAGTCAGTACGAAAGTACAGCCAGGATGTGTACAACGTAGATGTTGGAAAGGTAGAGAACTATATGTCCTACCAGACCGACTTCAGCGCAATTAGCGACCTAGAGATGTATGACCGTTTCGGTGACACGGTCGCAAACAAGACCAAGACGGTAGAGAAAGGCTTTACTGAGGGACGCACAGGGGCGGGCAACCAAAAGGTACAAGTAGATGCACTCAAGATTGCACAGCGTCACGCAGACGATGTGGCGTATATGCTCACCACTGGACGGGATATAAAACAATACTTTGAGATTATGAACTCGCCTGAGATGCGGGAAAAGCTAGGAGATATAGGAACTCTTGGTTGGCTTGAATATCTTGACCTTCTCGCGCGAAAGGGCGGTACAGCAAGCTCGAACAGGATTGCTGCCCTAGACATTCTTAGACAGAATCTCGGTGCAGGTGTGCTCGGTTTCCGACTCTCTTCAGTAGCCGTACAGATTACATCATTTGCAGACTCAATAGCTACTATTGGGATAGAGCACGCCACAAAAGGAGCAAAGAACATCTCCACCTCTAAGGAGTGGAGGAGTTTTGTAATGGAAAATTTCCCTGAGGTTCGCGCGGCGGTGGGAGACGATATAGCTTTCCGTGAGTTTAACGACGACTTCTTAGGAAAGGCACAGAAGGTAGGCATGACACCCCTTGTAGCGTTAGACGGTGTAATGCGCTCTAGTGCTGCTGCGGGTGCATACGAGATGCTTGCACGAAAAGCAGGTATTGCAGTAGACCTTACAAAGCCTGACAAGAAAATAATCCAACAAGCGACTAAGCTAATGCGAGACAGCCAAGGCTCATCTTTCTTCAAAGACCAACCACTCGCAGTTAGCACAGGTTTTGGGTTGGCTGGAAATAAATCCATCAACAAAACTATCTTTACCTTCCAGAGTTTCATGCTCAACCGTTGGGAGAACATAGAACGTCAGATATGGCGACTCGGTATAAAAGAAAAGGACTATGGTAAGGCAGCTATGTCTACCCTGTGGCTCTTGGTCTTTGCAGCGATGGCAGAGGAGGGAATACGAACTGGTGTAGGGGCTGTAACTGACCTTGTATCGGTCAATGAACCAAAGGAACGAGACTTTGTAGCCAGTAGCGCAATGAATGTGGTTGAGGGTGTTCCACTTCTCGGAAGTGTTGTTTCCTCAATAAACTACTCTTCAAACCCTGTACCTGTAATAAACACAGCAGAAGATGTTATCGCTGGTGTTGGCAGTGCTGTTAATGGTAAGGAGGATGCCACGAGACTAAGGGGTGCGATTCAGGCATTAGGTGGTGTCGGTGTGCTCTCAGGTGTCCCTGGTAGCTCGCAAGCATCCCAAGTAGGAAGAAACCTCATTCCAAAGGCAGGGGGTAGTAAGAGTGAGTTCGGCGGTTCTAAATCAGGTAGTTCTTCTGGCCTCCCATTGCCACCAGGACTTTCAGGAACTAAATCAAACACACAGCTTCCAATGCCTCCTGGCTTCTAACTTTTTTGTATGGCAACTGCACACACAGCCACAATGATGATGAGCACAAATGCTAGTCCGATTGGGTTAATCATACAGCCATCTATAACACAAATGGTATAATACTGGCAAATGGCTACTCCTGAAGAAAAGAAACTCGCCAAACTAGAGGCAATACTAAAAATGGCAGATGACGGACTCACTAAAGAGGAGTTTGTTGAGTCTTTTGAGGTAGTAATCAAGCTCGTTAAAGACCTCCAGACCACCAATGAACAGGAGTTTGAGCTAATGGATAAGGCTCTCAAGACATTATCTGAGAATATCAAGTCTGAATCCAAATCAGACCTCGCCGAAGTACGGGCTATGTGTACAGAGATGATGTCCAAGATGAAACGTGAGCAGGACGCCAAACTAAAGTCTCTCAAAGACGGCAAGCAAGGCCCAAAGGGAGACCGTGGCGAACCAGGAAAGGACGGTAAAGAGGGTAAGAAAGGTAAGGACGGGCAGGACGGGAAAGATGGTAAGGACGGGGAGGCAGGTACTACTGTCCGTGTTGGTTGGGGCGCACATCCACTACAGGTTCAAGGTTTGGGGGTTGTAGTAGATAAGAACACCCGTGTTATTAACTTTGCTGGCTCTGGTCTAGCGTCTGTGGTGCGTTCAAAGAGTGGAGTGGTGACTGTCACCCTACAAGCAGGGGCAGGTACGTTCTACACTGAGACTCCAAGCGGTCTAATAAACGGCTCAAACACTACCTATACTGTCGCTCATGACATAACCACAGTGTTCAACCTAGCAATAAACGGGCAGTACCTTCATATAAATGCCGACTATACATTTACGGGCAGTACCATAACAATGGTTACTCCTTTAGATAGTTCTCTAAGTGGGCTTCCGTTTTCTATCACTTATGCCTGACGCACCAGTTAAAACGCGCGTGCCTTGGAATAAGGGTAAGGTCGGGGTACAGAAGTGCTCCGAAGAGACTCGTAGAAAAATGAGTCTAACAAGAACAGGTAAGGTATTCCACTCCAATGAGTTTAAGAAAAAGCTAGCAGAGCGCAATAAGACACCTGAACACCGAGCAAAAGTAAGTGCTGGTTTAATGGGGAAAAAGTGGACGTTAGAGAAGCGTGCCAAGCTGAGTGGGCCAAACGCCCACCTTTGGCGTGGTGGTATAACAGAAAAGAATAAAATGGTACGCAGTTCTATCGAGTATAAAGAGTGGCGAAAGGCTGTTTTTGAACGAGACAACTACACCTGTGTCTGGTGTGGTGTCCACACGGGAAACGGACACAGAGTTGAGCTACAGGCCGACCATATTAAGTCATTTGCCCTACACGAAGAGTTGAGATTCTCCATTGAAAATGGCAGGACATTGTGTCGTAATTGTCACATCAAGACAGATACATGGGGAGTAAACGTGCGACATAACCGTAAACTTACTATTACTTATGCTTAACTTCCTCTGTGGTATCGCTTTGTTCGCTTCACTTTGTACACCCCAGGCACTTGGCGCGTCTACATTCCAAGTGATACAGGGTGGAACAGGCTCTACTACCCTTTCAGGAATCCTAAAGGGAAATGGAACTTCAGCAGTAGGTACAGCCGTTCCAGGAACTGACTACCAAGCTCCAATCACTCTCACGACTACAGGAACTTCAGGTGTTGCTACTTTCATTGCAAATACTCTTAATATCCCTAACTACACTTCAAGCGGTGGCTCAGGAACAGTATCTACGTCTTCAAGTGAAACTGCTGGACGGATTCCCTTCTGGAACTCAACGGCTGGCACACCTGCACTTCTTTCAGGCGGTGATTCAGGCTTCTTGTGGAATAATACTGCCAAACGCCTCACTGCAACGTATGCTTCCAGTACAGCAATTTCAGGGACAAATGCTACATTCAATTCATTTGTAGGAGCACTCACAGGAAACGTAACGGGCGATGTCTCTGGTAATGCAGGGACAGTCACAAATGGTGTCTACACTACAGACGCAGGTTCGGTTTTTGAAGTACCCCTTACGTTTGGAGACGGACTTACACGCACTGCAAACGATATAGATTGTGATACTGCCTCTGGGTCTGTTTTCGGTTGTCTCAGTTCTACAGATTGGACGACATTCAATACAAAGCAAACATCGGCTCTTGCCAAGGGAAACTTCCTCGTAGGTAATGACGCAGGTGTTGCTCAGGCTACCTCGACTATCTTTATAGATTCTCTTGGGAAGGTAGGTATTGGGACAACATCTCCACAGTCTGTACTTCACGTATCAGGAGGAGATATTTATGTAAATCAGACATACGGTATCAAGTTCCTTCGTGCAGCGAGTAACGTAGCGTACAACCTCGTTACTACACCTACGCAAGGTGGCGGGAACGGTATAACCTTTGGACAGAGCACAGGATTTGTTCAAGACTTCAACTTCATAAACAATGGAGGCACAGTAATGACCATAACTACTGGTGGTAAGACGGGTATCGGTTCTACAACTCCTTGGGCGCAACTTGCCGTAAACCCGAACGGACTTGCTACGGGTAGTCCATTCTTCGCTATCGGTTCATCTACTGCAACTAAGTTTATTGTAGATAGTGTGGGTAATGTGGGAATCGCCACAACGTCTCCATACTCGACACTCTCTGTGACAGGTACTTTCGCTGTGAATGTAGGGCTCGAACAAGCCTTCGGTGTCGATGCAAACGGTGTCGTTACATTACCTCACGCCAATGGTAGTGGGTTTGCATACCTCAAAGCACCAACAAACCGAGGTTTCCGCTTCCTAAGTGGTGCAACTACACTCGTAGACTTCCCAACAAGTGCAGCTTCTACACTCGTACTCGGATACGCTGGTGTCCAGATTGGCGACAGCTCAAGCCCTGGTACGTCTATTTACCTGAACTCCATTGGAGCATCCGACCTTAATCTTCGCGCAGGAGACGGAAACGCAGCACGTACAGCAGACGTTATCTTCTCGGTGAAGGACAACGTAGAGGTCGCACGATTCACTGACGGAAAGTTTATGGGCCTCGGCACATCTACACCTGGCTCTATCCTCTCTATTGGTTCTTCGACAGACTACATAAACATTAGCAATACGGCGACTTCTACCTTCTCTAAGGGGATTAACTTGAAGGGTGGTTGTTTCGCAATAAATGATGTGTGTGTCGGTGGGACTGCGTTCAGTAATACTCTTGCAAACGGTGGTACTGCAACGACAACCTTCTATTCAGGAGGCCCAGTATTCTCTGACGGAACAAAACTAACCCAGTCTTCTTCCCTTCTTAACTGGGCGTGGGACGAAGTAAACAAGCGAATGGGTATTGGAACTTCCACCCCAGGCTCCCTCCTATCTCTTGGTGGAGACCTAAGAATCGGAGCTCCTACGGCAGGTGGTACTGCGGGAGACCTATATTTGTACAAACTAGCAACCGCAGCAGGCACATTCCTAGCAGCAGACGCGGGTGGAAAGGTAATTGCAACCTCTACCCCCAGCGCAATCAACTACCAAGTATTTACCGCAGACGGAACTTGGACCAAGCCTTCTGGACTCACGGGTAACGAGCTAGTGACTATCCAGATGTGGGGAGGAGGTGCTTCGGGTGGCCGCTCAAATGGAGGTGTCATTGGTGGTGGTGGCGGCGGAGGTGGCGGAGCCTGTATAACACGCACACTCAAACTTGCCCAAATGGGTAGTACAGAAGCGGTAGTTATTGGGCTCGGAGGTACTGCTATTAGCGGAGGAAGTGCTACTAGTGGCAATCAGGGAGGCAATACTACGTTTGGTTCTAAATTCACAGCCTATGGAGGTGGACCTGGTGGCGCGACTTCGGGTACTGCTGGTGGCGGCGGCGGTGGTCTTTACGCTATAGGCAGTGGGGGTGGAACAGATGGTGGGGCGGGAGGGACTACTATTGGTACTTTCTATGGTAATGGTGGTGTTGGTGCTGTTGGGCAGAATAATATCGATGAAGGAGGCGCAGGAGGCGGTGACACCGCCACGGCTGGTGCATTTGCTGGTGGTCGAGCAAAATTCGGTGGTGGCGGCGGTGGCGGAGGTAACGGAGACTCTACTGGTTCAGGAGCTGCGGGAGGCGCAAGTGACTGTGGTGGTGGTGGAGGAGCAGGAGCAGCGGGACAGTCTTCAGGTAGTCATGCCTCTGGTGGCGTATCGGCGATAGGAGGTAATGGTGGTGCTTCAGGAGACACAGGAACCGCAGGAACAGCCCCTGGTGGTGGCGGTGGTGGTTCTGTACTCGGAGACTCTGGAGCAGGAGCTCGTGGAGAAGTAAGAGTCTGGATTACGAAATAATTATGGACTGGCTACATAGTATCGTGAAAGAAGTAGAACCAATACATTACATATATGGCACTATTGCTGTGATAGGTGGTGTCGCGCGATATCTGACGGGTTATAAAAATGGCGTCCCATTTAAGTTCAGTATCTTCGCTGCTTCAGCCATAGTAGCTGGATTTAGCGGTTGGATGTTCGCTCAAATTGGTATCTCTATGCGTATGCCTAGTGAGATTGTGTTCGTTATGGCGGGAACAGGAGGTTTTATGGGAGAACAGACCATGAAGCTTATAGCTGAATGGCTCCAGGGTAAAGTAAATGCCAAATGAACGGGTACGCCTACAAACCTACTCCAAAGAAAGCGTGGACCTTTGGTAGTGGGAAAGCTCGTGTACGCTTCGGAGCTACTGCCCTTATGCCAGGTGGTAAGGGGTGGCAGAAGTTCACGCCTGAGTATGAGAGGCAGAACGTGGCGGGTGTAGAGAGCTACGCGTGTACTGTCTACGCTTCTCTTAAAGCCTGGATTACCCTCTCTAACTTTCTAGGGTATGCCCTCCCTAAAAACTGTAGCGAGCGGTTTAACGCCATTCTAGCTGGTCTACAGCCACCAGGAGGCGACCCGTACACTTCTAGTGAATCTATTAGACGGTGGGGAGTGATACATAACGACCTCCTACCTTTTGATGAGACTATCCGTTCTACCTTTGAGTTCTACCAGCCGAAGCCTATGGACGAAGGGTTTGTTGCCGAAGCTAAAAAGATAGTACAGAAGTACACACTGGGATTTGAGTATGTGTTTAACGAGTCTCCATTCCGTACTCCTTTGATGATTGACCGCCCAAAGCTCATTATATCGGCCCTTGAGCGGGGGCCTGTATGTGTCTCAGTTCACGGGTGGAAAGAAAAGAACGACACCTACTACAAGGATAAGTACGACAGTGATAACCACTGGACCTTCCTTGTTGGGTTTAAGGAAGGTAAATACTGGCTTGTTCACGACCAGTACGCACCGTTCCTCAAGAAACTAGAGTGGGACTACAGCTTCCAAACGGCAATGGTGTACTTCCTAAAGCCTAATGAATCAGGTATTGCCCCGAATGATTTGGATTACTTCCAGAAGATGCTCACCCAGATTAGCGAGGCGATTAAAAGACTACTGCTGAAGCGATGATTTATCTGATAATACTTGCGGTCATTGGCGCGGGAACTACCCTCTATCTGTACCTAACGGGCAGAATCACGGAGCCCACAGAAGTACCCCCAGAAGCCCCAGAATTGCCCGTAGAGCCCGTAACACTACCAGAACCAGTAACTACACCTACTATGCCTGAAACAACGAAAACAGAAGAACTGTACTACCTAGCCAAAGGTCTACTCGGAGAACACCTAGGACGGGATAAATCTATTCCCTGGGGTGTGAACTGTGCTAATTCGGTGAGTGATGTGCTTATCCGCACAGGTATAAAGGGACTTCCAATAAAAGGAATTGCAGGAACTTTCCCCCTTCTACAGTTCCTAGAGGACTCGCCACAGTTTAAGGAGACAGACGCATACACACCTGGGGCTGTAATTGTTAACGCAACGGGTACGGGTAACGGGAAAATCAGGGGTCATGTTGGGATTTGCGGACATACCTCCATTATGAGCAACAACAGTGAGACTGGTCGTTGGGATACTCAATGGAACTGGACTCGCTGGTACAACTACTATGAGAAGTACGGCGGTATCCCCACTAGATTCTTCATTCCTAAGTAGTGTATAATTTCATGGTATGCAAAAGAAATATGGTGCTCTCACAAGTTCTCAAGACCCTGAGCAGATAGCTAACACTGTAAAAGGTGTTGTACTTACCTTCTCAGGGGTTATTATCTTCTTTGCGACACAACTTTTTCAACTATCATTGACTTCAGCAGACGTTCTCGTGTTTGCTACAGGACTTGGTACGATTGCGGGAGCTGTGTGGACTGTCTACGGCCTCATTATGAAGCTCGTAGTCTGGGTCAGCGCAAAGAAGGTCTAGTATTTTACCTACCCTCCTACTCTCGTTACTGTTCGTCATTCCGCCTGTGCTACATACACCCGTAATGGTGAACGTAGCCGAAGCAGCGGAAACTCCCAAAGAGGAGGCTATTTCCTTATCTCCTAGCGAACTCATTACAGAGGCAGCGTTGAAATATGGCGTCAATAGACAACGACTGTACGATACTCTTGAGTGTGAAAGCCAAGGATTCATTGACCCAGCAATCCAAAGTGGGTGGTACAGAGACGGTGTCCGCGAAAACTCCTGGGGATACGCGCAGTTCAATCTACCAAGTGGGCTCAAGACAGCAGACGGTAGGGAAATCACTAAAGAGATTGCTATTGACCCGAAAGAGGCGGTAGATGCTGCTGCGTATAACTTTTCAGTCGGTAATGCTGACCACTGGACCTGTTACATGGACTTACATAAATGAGCGACTCCCCGTATGTAGGGGAGTTTTGTGTTCAGGTCTGGGGGCGTGGGTGAAAGAGTACGTGCTTTGTAGTGCCTGAACTGAGTACGCTCACATAAATAATACCACCTGTATAAAAAACACAAATCCCCCGTAGGGGATAAGTGCTGTACGAACAGCGACCCGTAGGTTTGTGCTGAACTCTTTAAGAGTATCACGGGAAACACCTGTAAAGCCACGTTATCCCCATCCCCACAAGTGGACAGAAATCGAATGTTATACTGTGGTTATGGCACTCACCAAACAAAAAAGGCAAGAACTTGTCGTGAACTGCATTAGGACTGTCTGGGATTCGCTCGACAGCCACCTCGACTCTACGGTAAAGAATCAACATAAAAGGCCCTGTTGCAATAAAGCAACGGGGTCGTCCTCTTTCCATGCGACCTGTGTTCAGGATTATTCTCGGATAATAAAAGACCTATCTACCCTACTATGAAAGGAGGTACGCTCGATATAGAGACGTTCATGGGGCATTACAGGAGCTACGCCAACAACTTGTACGAAGCAAAGATTACTGAGGTGACGCCTGTGACCCTCGCTTCTTTCTCGTACAAGGAGTATGGGAAGAAGAAGTACATCACTAAGGGGGTGTGGGAATACGAGACATACGAAGAGTTTGTGAAAGCTCTCTGGACTATCTTTGACGACAACGACTTCCTCATAGGCCAGAACATTAAGAAATTCGACAACCGCCAGACCCTCTCATTCTTTGCACGAATGGGTCTCCCCGCTCCAAGACCCACCAAATTCTACGACACCATGACTATTGCGCGAAAGAACTTCAACCTTTCCAGCTATTCATTGAAGTATATGGTGGTGTACTTCGGCATAGGCCACAAGATAGAGACAGGTGGAGATAGTTTGTGGCATAAGGCAGAGGAAGGCGACCCTGTAGCAAGACGCAAGTTCCTGGAGTACAACAAAAACGACACGGTAGTGACTGAGAAACTCTTTGATTACTTCTTAAAGTACGGATATACAGAACACCCAACAGCTAGGTTCTATATTCACGGACAAGGGTGTCTACGTTGCAAGGGAACGTCCATGCAAAGCCGTGGGGATGTTCCACGAAGAGATGGTTGGGTACACGGGTATATGTGTTTAACGTGTGGAAAAAGAAACTACACCGAAGTAGTGAAGGGGTATAATTAAACTTGGAAAGGAGACGCCAATGCGCCTAAACTGTCCACAATGCTCGAACCCCATTTCGGGGAACGAATGTTCCTGCGGTTTCCGCTATGAAGACCGCAGAAGCCGCCAACTCGAACTGCAACTTCAACCTGTGCGCCACGAGAAGGAACGGCCTGTCTTTCGGCCACCCGCTCGGCGCTAGAAAGGAGCTCTGGTCCAGTATCTTGACTGCCAGGAATAGACTGGTGTAGGGAGGTTATTGCACTTTGCGTAACCTCCCTTATAATAGTTGTATGGCATACAAAACTGGCGACTGGGGCGAAGAAGCAAAAACTCGTTACGAAAAAAGAAAAGATAGTGGGTATTTTAGAGAATACGCAAGACGTAGACGTGCAGTCGCTGCTGAGAAGAGACGACTGTCTGGCGCAAAACCACATTCAGGTAAATATGGCTTGAGTGTTGGGAATGACCGACTAGACTACCAGAGGCGACTACGCCGTATCAAAAAACAGAGTTTTCAGGAACTGAAAGATAAGTGTAGTGTTTGTGGGTACGACAAGTGCAAATGGGCACTTCACTTCCACCATGTAGACGCAAGCACCAAGTCCTTCGGTTTGGCTATTGCACGTGATTTGCCACTAGAAAAGCTGCAAGAGGAAATTGCAAAGTGCGTAATCCTTTGCGCTAATTGTCATGCAGAAGAAGAGTTTTCCCGTTCGTTAGAGTTGTAAGCAGGAAAGTTAGGGGTCACCTGCAAGACTAAACCTCCCTGGAAACGGGGAGGTCATTCTTCATAAGAGAGTTAAGAGGGGTTATTTAGTCCACAGTAGTATTGCAATAACCCACAATAGGAGGGAGCAAACGGCGAGAGCTGGAAAGAGGTCAGGCATATCATTTAAGACTCTTGTTCTAGTAGGAGGGCTAATACTTTTTCCAATGCGTGTGCATGACCAATGGCGCGGTGACTATCATACTTGCCTTCTCTCAGCCTTTCTATCTTCCCCCGCAACTCATCAGCAAACTCTTTCTTGGCGAGGGTGCGCTCTTCGCGGACAAAGTCTATAAAAGCATTTTCTGCATCATACTCACTTTCATAGTCTCTTTGTCTCCATAAGGTTCGTGCCCATACACCTGCACGTTCCTCCCAATCAGAGGTAGTAGTTTCTTCTGACGTGTTCAATGTATCTTCGGTTTGTACGCGTTCTGTACACATTACTTCTGGTTTCTCTTGAGAATGGGTCATAGCTATAGTGTTACCCTTCTAATATCCCTTGGCCTTTGCAGGTCGGACAATCTTTTAGTGGACGGTTAATTTCCTCCATGAGTGCCTCCAAGAAAATGTCTATGTTTTGTTTTAGGTCTTCGGTATTTATTCCGCGAAATGGTTGTGTAGCTGGGTATTTGTCGTAAGCCTTACCTTTGATTAGAGGAGCTGTCTCGTATACCTTCACTGTTCGTTCAGTGCGGTACTTGGTGACAAACTTTGGCTTCTTTCTGCGCCCACCGAACATGCCTGACCAAGCATTTTCGTCGTGCCTGTACTCCACTTTCTCGGACAGTGGGATGCGCTTTTCAACTGAAAGACAGAAGTCGTAGTCACTTGAAATCTTCGCCACCTTAGGGTCTATATTATCTTTGATGTATGTTCGGATAATACTGTACGAGTCCTCTGACGATAGCTCACACGGTACTTCCTGCTGGAGAATCTTCGGTAGCGTTATTTCATCTATAAGACTCACTTTTACAGCTTGGTTAGTGATTTTCCAGTTTTTGCCCTCACTGGCCCACTTACCGTAGACAGGGAAGTTTAGAGATTTTTCAAGTAACTCTCCTTCCACTTCTGCTATCATGGTGAACTCTGTCTCCACCTCCTCATATGTCTCTGGTAGCTCTATCTCAACAGGGAGATACAAACCACGAATCTCTGGGTTTTTACACTCACCATCTCTATAAGCAAAGAAATCAACGTCAACTTCTTTCGGAAGTGCCTCGGTGGGGGCAAACTCGTCCTTCAGGCGGTACCCCGTTGTCTGCTTCTTGGCCGCAATGGTACGAGTTACTGGAAGCCCTATTTGGGACACCTTAAACCAATCATTGCTCCAAGTAGGCCGTACTCTCTCACCCGCGAAACGCAACTCCACTCCCTTCCCTTCGTGGTAAGAACCTTGCTTTTGGATGAAGAAACCATCGCTACACTTGATTATTTTAATCTCCATACAGATAATTGTTTATGGTTGTTGAATAATGTTTAGAACGTCTTTACGGTTCGCGTACAACGCAGCCCAGAAACTTAGTTTTTCTTCGAGTTTCCAATTCCTCCTCCTCTCGTTTCTGTAAGGCGAGCTCGACTGCCTGGTCCAGCGCTTCCGAAAACTGTTTAGTTGTCAGTGTGACTGTCTCCAATGTGTCTGTAGAGTTTTCCATACCTATTTGTTGTTTAGGTTAGCCTAAAATGGCACGTCAGCGGGATTTATTTCCTCGTCTGGGTACTGGATTTCAGTCTTGCCGAAAGTATTCTCTTGCGAATCCTTTGGCTTGTATTCGTTTAGGGTGAAGTATAGTTTTTCCCCGTCTTTCGCGAGAAGTAGGTCTAGATTTACATATCCGCGCTCGCTCTTGTTAGCCTCTAGCCATTCCACCGCCTCGGATACTTTCACGCTCATACGTCCTTTTACGAAGCTAGGAGCATTGGTGTGTGGTCGCTCGAACCAGAACCCCTTAGCGAATACCTTTTCTTTTTTCTCGTCCATAGATTTAATGTTTAGATTGTAAATGGGTCTCCCTGCACATCTCCTACACCCGTTGGCTTGCCAGTGCCCTTTCCCTTCCCCTTGTAGACGTCAATACCTATCTCTAGGTATGAGCCTATCTTACTGATTGCGTCTGTTGTCGCGCCCTTGTAGGCGTCCCCAAGGTCTGCATTGTCATTTCCTCCGTAGCACTCGTGATAAATACCGTACTCGGGAATCTCTAGCGTGGTCTTCGTGACTATCATTATCGGGAACAGACCATTCTTGTCGGACTTCTCACCCTTGTACTCACCTACCTTTTCCACCTTAGTAGTCCATTGACCAATCCCGAATACTTCATTGAGTCTCTCGGTAATGTAGATACCCTTTATAGAGCTTAAAAAGGTCTTTGTAGGGTGCTGTGTTATAGCTTCTGGTGGAAGTGGTGCTCTTAGTTGTGCTTCAAGCTCTGGTGTTATTCTCTTCATAGTAGTGGTGGTAACTGTTCTTCTAATGGTTGTGATAGTTCCCAGAACGTGAACAGGTTTGTTGCGAGTAAGATTGCTATGAGTGGTACTCCTACGATTTGTATTAGGGACATATTGTTTTTAAGTTACCTCCTATCGAACCTGTTAATTTTGCATCCATTTGAGCTACCTTGCAGTATCCGTCTAGTGGGTCTGAACTTTTCGCGTAGGTGTACTGCTGGGGAATAAGTCCTGCAATAAATATTATCAGGAGAATATATGAGGCTAGTTTCATACTACTCAGTAGTTAGTGCCTCGCGGTTCTCCTCTGTTACATGCAATCGCTTCAGCATGTCCTGCTCGTAAGCTGGTCGAGAGTTCACGAACTTACTAGGAGCTTCGTCCTCTTCAGGGGTGAGGAAAGGAATATCTGTATCCTCCTCTACAGGCACAAAGCGGAAATCCTCTGCATACACGTACTGTGCTTCTAGTAGTGCTTGCATAAGAATGTCCGCGTGATGTGAGAACCCTCTATCGCGCATATCCTTGATAACAACTTTTGCTTCCTCCCACTTACATTCGGCAAGAAGGGTATCTACTTCCTCCTGACACCTTTCTAGAAATACTTCGTTGTGTGAGTCGTGGTCTGTCATAATGTTTGGTTCCCTTTGCGCTGTTCTGGGTGCGTCTCGCTCGGCTTATGAATCAAGCGAGCGGCTGTCCAGAACAACACAGAAGGCATAAGCTTTTAATAGAAGAGAGACTGGAGGGGAGAGGTAGTTTGTCTCATTTTCGTCAGACGATTCTAGAGAGACTAACAATAATCTCAACAGGGTACCGCTACTGAACCTTCCCCCTTCAATCTCCCTTCTTCCTATACAATACTCCCGTCTAATTCACTGTCAAGGATGGGTGTGTATAAGTATTTAATTGCGTATATATCACCTAAGTATTATAGTATTCGTATATGCAAGAAACTGTAAAAGAAAGGGTCAAGAATCTAAAGGAAAAAGGGCTTAGTTTCACTGAAATTGGAAAGATTATTGGTATGACCAGACAGCGTGCTCACCAGATTTATCACGACAAGCAACACTAGAATATGAGCGACTACGAAGAAATAGTACGTGCGTCCCAAACCGAAAAGATACGTGCTGTCTCCACAGGGTTACCACAACTAGACCGCACTATTGGAGGAAGTGCATTTGGTATCCCTGTTGCAAGAATGACTCTACTTACGGGACCATTCTCTACGGGCAAAACATCTCTCGCATTATTTATTGTTGCGCAACACCAGAGAGAGGGTATTGAGTGTTTATGGGTAGACACCGAAGGAACTTTTGATAAAGACCACGCAACAATGTGCGGGGTGGACGTAGATAAACTACTTATCGCAAAACAAAGCTCTCACGCTGAAAAAGTATTAGATACGATTGAGAACTTTTTTATCACCACAAAGAATAAGCTCGTGGTACTAGATAGCTACGGTGGTCTGTCCATTCGTGACGAAATGGAAAAGGACGCTTCTGGTGCAGACTTTGGGGCCAAGTCAAAAGTATTCGCGCGCTTCCTACGAAAAGTAAAGACGTATATGGAACTCAATCAGTCCTCACTAATCGTAATGGGATATGAGTATGTGCGAATGGGAGCACCTGGAAAGATACTTGCGGGTGGAGACGGTATGGCAAAGAATCCCTCTCTTTGGATTGACTTGTACAAGAAGCCAGGGGTGTATCTGAGGTCAGGTGATGAGCGAGTGGGTGAGATTATTGTTGCCACTATTAAAAAGACAAAGCTCGGAGGAAAGAAATGGGCTGAATGTGAAATACAGTTTGTGTTCGGTAAGGGCTGGAACCCCGTAAGTGATATTTTGCAAGATGCGCTGGATAAGGGCGTAATAACCCGAACTGGAAACACCTTCTACGCTTTTGGCGAAAAGATAGGAACAAAGGCAAAAATGAATGAAATGATGGAGAACGAAGAATTTATCACTAGAGTAAAAGAGGCGTTGGTATAGGTATGCGATGTAGGAGCAATAAGAAAACATATGCGACTCGTAAAAAAGCCTGGAAAGCTTCGCTTGAGTTTTTTATTACGCGCGGGTGGAGAGGCACGCCGTATAAGTGTCCCTACTGTACAAAGTTTCACCTAACACACCATTTCGTTGAGTTTCCTAAAAAGCAAAAGGAGGACTTTAATAAATGGTTTGGAGCCGAAGTCCTATGAAACCCCGCACCAGAAGTAAAGAAGAAGTCTGTCCCTCGTGCCACTTAAATTACTCATTCGTCCGTTGTCCTTTCACTAAGGGTGGATTTACCGAGTGTTTATCCTGCGCGATATTATCTGCGAATAAATAGTTTATCCCCGTTATCCACCTTGCAGGAAATAGACGTGTATGGGTTATACTGTAGAGGTACGGAAAACTTGCGATATTCCGTACAAGGTGCTACTGTAGGCATTATAAGGCCGTGTTGTTCGACTGGTGAGACGGGGCTTAGCCCACTTGGACCTACAGCCAAGACGCAAAAGTCTCGTCAGCCGAACAATGTGGCCTTTAACTGTAGGTTGATATGGAAGAAAAATTGTATGTTCTTTTGGGAGATGCGCTAAAGGTAAATAGGCAACTGCGTGCTGAAAACGCACAGCTTAGGGCTGATTTGGATGCTATTTACGGATAGTATGAAACAGCCTCATATTTACACGCTCCCAGAGCGTTTCCTAAAGGACCCAGCAGTACCACTACGTTGGAAGCTGTACACCATTCTTAATGGATTTTGGATTTCGGGTAAGCCAGTATTCGCTAGTAATGCGTGGTTCGCTGAAAAACTAGGGTGTAGTGATAGACACGTTCGAGACTGTCTTTTGGAGCTAGAAAAGATGTACCTAATAACACGCCACGGAGCCTCTCAAAAAAGGAGGATTATTCCTGGTGGACACGGGGGCGGAACTGAGAGCTCCTACCAGGGCGGAACTCCCAGCGTTGCAAGGGCGGAGCCCAGAGTTCCACATATTGCAGATAGTATTGCAGATAGATTAAATGGCGCGTCCGAAGACGGACTGCGCGTGGAAGAAGTTGTAGAGGAAGAAGAAAACCCACGACCAAAGAGTAAACCCAAGTACCCTAATGCAAAGACCGTATTCTCCTGGTTTCCATCTCAAGAGAAATCTTGGGCGTTGAATACTACCGAACTGAAACACGCGGAACTATTGTTCCTCCGTACCGAAGCGGAGGTGAAGAAGCGGTTGCGATATTTGCGCGAGCACGAGGGGGAAGACTTCCTGCCAAGCATTACTAAACCATCCGACCTTGAGCGGAAGTGGAATGACCTAACTACCTATGCAAAAAGAAACAGTTGATATTCTCCCGCTTTCAGTAGCGGCGAATCTACACAAGCAAAACGCAACCGCAAACATTCCCTCGGGAATACAGTGCATAGACGACTCAATAGACGGTGGATTCCGGGAAGGAGACTTCACTATCATTTCTGGTGTTCCTGGAAACGGTAAGACAACTCTCGCGCGAATGTTCACCACGGCATTCTCTGCGAATGGAATACCGAGCATATGGTTCAGCTACGAAATGACTATTCCCGAGCTGTGGGAGTCCTTTGAAAAAATGGGTGCAGATGCCTCTCTCATCAGCTACGTGCCTATCGTAATGGAACACGAGTACGACTGGATACTGGAGCACATAGACAAGGCCCGTAAGGAGTTCGGGGTACGAGCAATCTTCATAGACACCATTCGGGACGTAGTGAGCGCGAAGAATGAATCAAACTACGCCCTGTACGTGGAACAACTCTGTAAAGACCTCCGCGACTACGCAATCAAGAACGGCATGATGATATTTGCCATAGCTCACGCAACAAAGCAAACCAGAAGCAACACCGAGGAAACTAGCAACGCAGACATTGCCTACTCTAATGGAATCCCTGCCACGGCTACCAACATCTTCCATGTGTGGCGCGGGAAGAAGAAAGACGAAGGAATGACCTACGTTAAGATTGGCAAGAGCAGACGAGACGGCACGAAGAAAGACTGGAAGTACCAGTTCAAGTTCTGGGAAAACAAACTTATCCCTGTAGATAACACTCGCTATGAAGACCTCTCTGACGAGTTTTAGCTTCCAAGACTTGGTGGTGGAATACCACCGCCTCTACGCGCTCACAAAGAAACCAGAGTACCTAGAAATCGCGGGAATGTTAGGAAAAGTCACAGACGAACCCTTCAACTGGGAAAAGAAAATAAACGAAGGATGTGAACGACAAGGAATACCCCTTATTTACCCGAAGGTATGAAAATAATACTCCAACTTTGTGCAGACACGGGAAGCGACACCAAGCCATACAAGGACGCAGGGTACGATGTGCGACTCATTGGCAGCGAAATTGGCGTAGAGAACTACCACCCACCAGCAGACGTGTACGGAATAATTGCAAACCCTGTGTGTACAGAGTTCTCAACCGCACGCTCGGACGGCAAGGCACGAAACCCAGAGGAGGGTATGAAACTCGTGAGAGAGTGCCAGCGCATAATCGCAGAAGCCTCACCCCATTTCTGGGTAATAGAGAATCCAGCAACGGGAAGGCTTAAAGATTTCCTTGGGCCACCCCGAATGACATACGAACCCTGGCACTACGGTAGTCCCTGGACTAAGAAAACAGCCCTGTGGGGGGAGTTCAACATCCCAGAGAGGAAATACCTCAAGTGGGAGGACGTACCGAAGCTAGAGGGACTGTACAAACGGCCAGGGCGAGGCAAACCTTCCCTTGCGTTTATGCACAAGAGCCACTACTTCAAGATTCCCGAGTTCGCAGGACTTCCAGTACCCGAGAATGATATGGAGTTCCGTTCGCTCTGTTCCCAAAAGTTCGCGCAAGCCTTCTTTGAAGAAAATAAATAACAGCACCCTAAACAACTAAACCTAGTATGAAAAGTTATACCCACCCTCTCAGACAACAATTACCAAACCTGTATTAGACTTAGGAGTATATGGATGAACTGCGCGAAAAGTGTCCGAACTGTGCCAATCCTGACAAGGATATTCCGCGAATGAAAGACGGTTCTTGTGGTGTATGCGCTGGAACAGGCTCTATTGTGTGGAAAGAAACAGGATTGAAAGTAAAATAAACATAAAATGCAAAACAACCTCTCCACAAACGAACAACTCATAGTAGAAACAAAAGCTCTTTGGAACCAA